ACTTCCAGCCTTCCGGTTTGCGCAGCATCAACGATTCCTGCGTGGTCATAAACTCAGGGATCGGGGCATCCCCTGACATAATCGACCACCAATGATCGTCCTCTGGCGCGTTGGTATCTGCGATCATCCCGTACCAAGTTGGCCCACCGTCCCGCATCGAAGGGAACCGTCCGCAACGCATCGTACAAGCGTCGATAATACTTTTCGGCATCTCTCTCGCTTCGTTCGCCCATACTCCGGTCAGCTCCAGTGATAGTAATTTGCGAATATCTTCTTCGGCATCGAGGGCAAGGAAGATCACTTCCATATCCAGATCGCCCACGCGGATATGATGCGTGTACGGCACTCCCCAAGTGAACTTGCCAAAGTCTTCTTCGGGAAACCAGTCCAGCCAGGTCTTGATGGTGGTGGTCTTGAGTTGCGGGCCAGTGTTCCTTATTACCGCCCATCGGGTACGGCGAATACCTTTGGCGTTAGGTTCCTGCTGGTTGGCTCGCCGGAACAGTTCGACCGCGGAGCCTACTGATTTGCCAGAACCGACAGGGCCACGAATACCCCGGAAGAAATCATCACAGGCCATGTAATGCCTTAGAACTGCACCGTCCGGCTTATAGTTGAAGTCAGTCATTTACGGAAGGAAGAATTTCTTCTGTCTTCTCGCATGATCGGTTTACCACTACCGTTAACGATTCTGGAGGGCAGGAAAAAATTCTTTGATGAGATGAATCCCTTCGCCTCGCCCATTTCCTTGCACTTCTCCACCGTCGAGGGAAGGAAGGAATCGATCAGAGAATCCAGCTCCCTGTTCGTGATCGCCGCCAGCTCGCGCGGACCAGCACCGGAATAGTAGATCCGCTTGACGATAAGCCGAAGCTCTTTGAGTTCGGCCTTAGTCAACTTTTGCAGATTCTCACCCGGCACTTTTCTTCTTCTTGGTGGTCTTGGGCGGATCTTTGACTACCCGCTTGGTTGGCTCATCGGCCGGATCGGGAACAGTCTCCGGCCCATCGATCATGCCGGGATCTTTGTTTCGCTCGTCAAAGGACTCTTTCTGATCGGCCAGGTTTGCGTCCGATTCCTTCCTCTGAGCATCGCTGACAACTTTCAGCGCAGCCTTGCGGCGTTGATCGGCGGCCAGTGCGAGCGTACCGTCCTTGCGTTCCTCGGTGCGATCAATCTTCTCCTGCGCGTAGTTGATGAGTTCGTCAAAGCGAATCAGCATCCGGGTCATTTCGGTTGCCACGTTCATTGACTCGATCTGAGGACTGAGCCTGTGAGCTAACTTGGTAAGCTTTCTCTTAATTTCCATAACGCTTGTTCCTCGCTGCTGGTGAGTGGAGATTCCTGCTTCTCGCGCGCCTGAACTTCATACGGATTGTCGTGATAACCGTAACGCAGGGAATAATAGAAGTATTTCAGATAGAACAAAACCCGGCCTTCGCGGATCTGTTGGTAGGCATGCTCGATCTCATGCCGAAACATCCACTGAGGAATATCCCTGGCTGGCATGGAGAACAGGATTTTGCGGCCGATAACGACACCGTGACAACGAACCCGCTTCATCCAGTCCACGTCGCAGTGAAAAACAAATACTTTTGTTACGCCTGTGCAGATTCCAGCCCGCATTCAATCACCTATCGTCGTTTTGGTTTCCTTGCTTTTCGCTTCTTCGGCTTACGTGGTTTGTGGCATGGGGTGTGAGCCATTTCTCTGCCTCCATCTCCGCCTCGTCATCATCCTCAAAGAAGATAGAATCTTCAATTTCCGATAAGCAACTTCTGGCAGCATCAAAAAAGCCGTCGGCAGTCAAACTTATCGCCTGATGCAGATGCGCCAACACATGACGAAGTATTGGATTGCGCTTGATGCGTACCTGCACCAGCGAACGATCCAGGCCGTCAGCACCCATGTCAAGTACTTTCCCCATGTTCCACGTGGAACACTATGCCCTTGCCTTCTGCAAGATTCCCTGTTGCTTCAAGATTCGGCGCCGCAACTGGCTCAGAACACCAGTGCCGGCAGACGGCGTAGCAGCTTGGGTACTTTTCTGAAAAAGAGGGTCGGCATCGAGGATCTTTTGGCGACGTGCCAGATTATCCCTATCCCTCTCGTCCTGATTCGGACTGGTCGATTTGAATCTCGACTTATCAATCATCTTTTGAATGAATTTGCCGGTATTGCTCATGAATAGATTGCTCGCCGCACCGCCATTCTCAACAGAGGATTTTTCAGGATGCCCTTGAATCGATGCTTGCGGGGTCGCTTCGGATGTTTGCGCTTCTTGGGCTTGGTTCGATGTGGATGGTCAACCATGTTGGCAATGTACTCCACGAATGTTGAAAAGGAAACCCCGACCCCAAGTGGCTCTAGCCATGCTGGATTTTGCCAGCTACGAGTTTCCACGCATCTCCGGCAAAGGGAACGGCATACCTTCAAAGGGTCAGGGTCGGTGGGTGCAGTTAGTCATGTCTTAAACGTCCTTGTCTTGTTCTCCTTCAATAAATGAAAACGATATTCCGGAGTCTGATGCCGAGGATTACCCTTTTTCTTTGCCCTATCAATACGCAAATCGAAATCAAAATTCCTCAGTATCCTAGCTGTACGCAGCTTTTGAGTATTGATCTTGAGCTTTTTCTTGCGAACCTTGCGATCAGAAGGTTTTGCAGTAGGACGAATACGTTTTCTATGTGCATGAGGTTTGTTAGCCATAAATCTTCCAATGCAGATGTTTGAAAAGAGATATTCAAAAAGGTGTGTGTCCAAGGGGAGATACCCTCAAGTCAGCTCTAAGTTTTAACCCCCCACCTTGTTCTGAGACCATATTAATACTGGACCTTAATCACAGCAAGAAGATTAATCGGTGGGTTGAGAGAGGTCGATGTGTACGTTGATCTGCCCTTGGAGTGCAACCTGAGCCCGCATGACAGGCTTACCGAGGTGCCGATCAAGGATATTCTCAGCTACGCTTGCCCGAACATGGTGAGACTCTGAAGATAGTAGCTGCTGTTGAGTACGTGCCGCAAAGGGTGCAAGCAATCCGATATGATCCAGAGTGCGCTCTCGTAAGTACTTCTTAACGTGAGGCTTTCGCAAGTCTCGATAGAGATTCGAAACATCTCGAGATAAGTGGTCAGCGCACTCTTGCACTGTCTTGCCAGTGGTCAATATAAGGTCTACCAGGCTCCGCTGCTTTGCGGTCACGATTCGCTCTGATTCAATGCTGACTGGCAAGCGTTGCTGCGACATCCAGTAGTCCTTAATGTCGTTCGGAGAGGGGTCTTTATTGCAACAGTCGTGCCAACAGCCTGTCAAGTTGCTTGTGCGCACCTTCAAGCTTATCAGTAACTTGGCCTGTGGATAAGCTGTGGATTAATGTGTTTCACGATTTCATATGCGCTGTCATTTCGATTGTAACAATGTCTGAAATCATCGTCCTTGAGTTCCAGATAAGGTATCGCTTTAGCCCAGGACAGTTGCGACTCTGAGCCCGAATGAATTGCCATCACTTATCCACAGGGCGCAGAGAAGAAGACCCCACGAATCCGAACAGCTAGACGGATGATCGGACGATTGCTATCCCTGTACTGAGTCTAAGACAGCACTGCATCTGTGAAAGGCCAATCTGCCTAAATTCGTACTTCACTTCAGAACCAGTGCCACATCGCCGGGCTTGCCTGTAACAGATGAAGTGCTGCCCCGTCAATGCTTTGGCCTGTTAACAAAGTGGTGCAAGTTCATCCCTACGTACTGCCCAACCTAAGAATTGAGCCTCACCCATACCCTCAAGGCCGAAGCATTCCAAGTCAACTCAACGATAGCCTGTATTACTTCCAAGTTGTTGGATCTTCTACACCTGATGAGGGATGCACAGCCGCTTACAAAAGTTGACTGGATCGGGGCTGCCTTGAACCGAAGTCAGCAAATCTGCTCAAAGTCTCAGACGATTCAGTTTCAATGTCTGAACCAAGGCACACAATCTAGCTGTCTCTGATTGGCTAGCTGAGTCCAAAACCCGTTCATACTGAAAAGAATATAGGGAGTTTTGCTCTTTCTCGTCCATGCCTTAGAACCGTTCGCAAGTGTCATTTCGTGTCGATCGCCAACATGGGCCACGCTTCGCCAAAGTACCTCGTCGGTCAAGCACGCTCGTTCCTCGCGCCGCTGCGCGGTTCTGCGAATCCTTGACAGTCGTTTCCCTTTGGCGCGTGGGTTCCATGTGGCACTCGCCACGTAATTCTCACTAACAAACGGACTAAGAACTATGAACGAGAAAGAGCAAAAAAATCAGGCTGAACGGGCTGTTGTAGCTCAGGCCAAACAGGACAGGCTCGCTGGTGAGCTTGGTATTTCAGACGATGAACTGAAGGTCGTATCGGCTTTTTGCAGTCTGCTGACAAATCGGGTCAATACAGCACCAACCCAGCCTTTTGTATCATCGGCTGAGACCCACATCAGGAAGAAGATGCTCAACAACGAAGAAGCAATCCAGGCTCTCGGAGTTGACATGATTGAA